TTAAATATCGTTCAAACGGCTCATCTGAATTTATAACCTTGAGCCCCAACCCCCCAAGTGTTTTTTTTACCACATAGGATTTACCAGACCCGGGTCCTCCTGCTAGAAAAATAGCCTTGAATATATTCGGATCGTATATTCCCTCTAATAGTTGTTGGAATGTTTTCATTTGAGTTGACTACCTATCGGTTATTAATATTTATAACTTTCAAAAAACTTAGTTTATCATCCTCTCACTGCAACGATTGCAGTTGGAGTTCTACTTCTCGATTTCTTTCTCATTTTTTTACCCCTTTTCAATCCCAATCCTCCTATTTTCCGATGAGGTTTTAATTTTATTTTTTTCTGAACTACTGCCCTGACCCCTATAGAATCTGTCATTGCAGTAATAAACATTACATGAGTATCCTCTTGTACATCAATTTTGTGGTGTAAACTGGTTATCAAATATCTACCAGTCAATACCTTATCCAAAGCTTCACTACTATCTGATGGTGATAATGGACGGTTAGCTGGTATGGATATATTAATAATATCTCCACATTTGATATCAGTATTACCCCATACTGAAATATTAATAGTAAAATATTCTCTCTCTAATTCTCTTGAAGTCGATTCCTGCATCCACTTCTCTGCATTATTATGCATATAAAAATAATTCGGGGATGCATAAGACCCCTCATTATGCAACTTATGTGAGGCTGAAGGATGCACAAATATTTTTGAATTTGGAAATTCTGTAATCTGTTTTTTACCATCTACTTGAACATTAGAGTGTAATGGGCCAAACCCACTTGAAGGTTGGTTGGTTGCATTTTGAGATTTAAACGCCTCTTCATAGCTAAATTCATATTTTGATATGTTCTTATTCATAATATCATGTTGATATAATGTTGAAGCAAACATACCTGCTCTACTATTTGTAAACGTATTGGTGAGATCTGCAAGTCTAAATTCTTGAATAGACTGCATGATATCACCTATCTCTGCACCTTCTTTGGGGGGTTGGGATTTATAATGTTGTACAGATTCATTTGATAATTCTCCCAATTCGCCCAACATACTATCCAGAGATCTAAAATGAAACCCTTCAGGATTTTCAAAAAAAACATAATGGGGTTCGCCCCTCTTACTTATAGATTCCTCTTTCAAATATTGAATTACTTGAAATGGACGCATATTTGGAGCAATAAATTTCTTGTTATTTATTGTTGGATCTATATTTACCGCCTTTGGTGTTCCTACCATACTGTCATCTGTCATAATCTCTGCAACTATCTTGTCAATCGTACCCTTAAAAGATTTGGAAATTTTTGTTCTAATATTAGTAAAATTTTCCTGAGTTGTAAAATTAATTGAATAAGCGTGTTGACGGTTAGACGATGGATTTCTAGATTGGACTGAATACACCATAGCATGATGCTCAGAAAAATCTATAGTATATTTTGAGCCTGGAGTTTCTAATTTGAATAATAATCGTTCTTGGCCAAGGATTGGTAAGGTTTCATATATCCCAGCCGATTCCATTATAAACATACTCCCTGACATATATGGAGTATCAATATCTTGGTAGATATTTATTTCTGATACCAAATTGGTAATACTAATATTCTTCCCGGTTCCACCTATAATCATAGGCCCTGATAGAATATAATCCCCGGCTTTTTGTAATGTGTCTTTGGATATTGTAGCCATTATCCTTGTATTTCATTTTCAAATTCAGACACAAATCCTCCCAGATATTGATTTCTCAGTAAATCTATTGACCGTTTTTCTTCATTAAGAGTATGTTCGTATGTATAATTTGATACTGCAACTGCTCCAGAATGAGTTGATGGTACTTCAATATTGATTGTGGTATCTCCAGAAGATTGGGCTACTTCATAATGGTGAGTTGCATTTTGTTGTATGGATGACCCATATTTAATGCCCAAATACAATTGCATTTGTCGAATAGATTTGGGCCAATCATGTTGGGGATCTCTAATATTATTCATCAACATAATAACCCAATGGTACTGTGTAGCTCCGTGATGTCTGTCTGCAACAATTTCAGGTGACTCACCGTCTTGTATATCATAGGGATCTAACATGGCAAATTCTTTCACCATATTAGCTCGCACTCTAACACGTTTCATTATATTAGTTACCAGTTTTGCAGTTCCAGAACCATCTGGATCATACATTATAGTAGGAAAATAATTAAAATATGACACTAAAACCCCTGTTGAATGTCTGCTTTGGTGATAAGTTTAGTTTCCATGAAATCTAATTTAAAATCAATTTCAGTTGGAGGAGCCCCCTTTCTATTCTTATGGGGCCTAAAAGTTTGGTATTGATTTGGAGTGTAATTGACATCAGCATTTATTAAGACACAAGAACTAATCTTATTAATCCATTCATTTTCCTCACCCCTAAACATATAGAATAAATCAAACTCAGATGGTACTACAAAATACCTACCGAATCCCCCTTCAGTAAGTTCTGGGGCCATGTGAAATTTGAATTTATTAATAATATTAAATGCTGCTTCAGATTCGTCTGCACTCTTAGGTGAAAATTTCCATGTAAATGAAAATTTACGATGACCTATACCCGTGAACATAACCTCTAAAAAATTATTAATAGCTTGATTGTCAGCCTTGTGCATTGCACCTGTCAAATCACTACCTATCATTCCACCGACCGCTTGTGCGATTTTTTCTTGAGATTCTTGTTCTATCAATTTACTAACACCCCCAGCCATACTGGCCAACGCCATTGCACCCATTGCGGAGCCTTGACTTAAACTTTTAGTGAAACTGGATAATGTCTGTCCCCCAAGGCCTTGTCCAAGGCGTCCCAATTCTCCTTCTTTCCATTGAGCATTATAATTTTCAGTAATTTGCGGGGGCATATACAAAACTATAGAATCTTTAGTTCTCATAGTTCTTTTTTTACCTGCCAAATTTGATGAAGTTACTCCCTCATAATGTTCACCACCAATTACTGATGGTTGGCCTCCCGGCATCCAATCATTTCCTACACTTGAACCACTTGATTTGTTAGAAAAACTAGATCCCGTTAATATCGCCTGCTCAGCAGTAGACACACCAATCGTGTTCCTCTCCCCGTAACGGTTCATCGTCAACCCAGCATCTTTTTCATCTAATTTTCGTTGCTTACCACCAGAGGGTGAGTTAATCGGGACGTTAATATAAAACATCATATAATGTCCCAAATCACTTCTTCCCTGTATATCCAATGGATATTCTAAGGTGGAGTACGACCATTTACTCCCAACCTTCATGTGTCCTAGAGGATCAGACTTTGGTGCATTTATATCACCAATTGAATTTTGTGTTAATTTATCATTATTTTTTGGAGCCAGTCCGAATCTCCTCATGGACTGTGCTATAAAATTCATCATAAGTATTCCTATAGTTTATCTTAAAGTATTTATATGTCATACAGAGGAAAGTTTCGTTCAACGAATAGGGAAAAATATAAAGGCAACCCAGACAATATAATTTATCGTTCATTGTGGGAGCGTCAGGTTATGAAAAAATTGGATGAAAATTCTAATGTTATTGAATGGTCATCTGAAGAAATAGTAATACCTTACAGGTCTCCCGTTGATGGAAAAATGCACAGATATTTTCCAGACTTCTATGTTAAGACTACTAAGGGTGATATATTCCTCATTGAAGTTAAACCAAAACAACAAACACTTCCCCCCAAAAAAACAAAGTCCAGAAATAAATATCTCCGTGAAGTAAAAACATGGGGCATTAATCAAGCCAAATGGGAAGCTGCAAAACTTATATGTGAGAGACATGGTTGGATGTGGCGTATCTGGACAGAGCGGGAGATTAAACCACATAAATATTCTAAGGGACACAAATAAATGGCAGATAAAATAGCAACAGATTTTATATCCGACATGAAAGCAACGGGTCGGAATGCCATTTCTTGGTTTAAGAAAATTGTAGCAAAAACTCAAAGAGCTGTTGCACCTGCAAAATATGGTAGAAAAGATATAATAAATAATAGAAATATAGGTATAGACACTAGGCCAATTATTGGTAGGATGTATCTATTTCAATATGATGCCAAATGGAAAGATAAATTGCCGTGGTGGGATATGTGGCCACTTATATTTCCATTTGATTATGCCAAAGGTGGATTTTATGGAATCAATGTCCATTATTTACCCCCAAATGACCGTGCCGATCTCATGATTCGATTGATCAAAGCTCATGGTTCTAGTGGTAAAATGGATGAGAGATTTAAAATGAGGTTATCATATAGTATAATAACCAAATTTAAACCAGCAATTCCTTGTATAAAACGATATCTGTTTAGTCAGGTGCAAGGAAAGGGATTTTATGGTATCGGTGGACAGGATTGGAGTTATGCAGCTGCACTACCTCTACAAAAATTCCAAAAAGCAACAACCAGAAAAGTCTGGCATCACAGTAAACAAATGTATTAAGGTACAATGGCAATTTTCAGAAAAGGTGTAAAAGTAGGTCCGTTTGATATTCCATTGGGACTTACTAAAGGAAGAGCTAAGGGTATTACTGACAAATTAGGTATTACCGAAGCACCAAAGAGGGCAATACGTCCTGAAGGTGAAATTGACGCTATCCGGGCTATGGTAGGGAAAGCTGAAGGGTTTATGATGCCCGTCAATTTCAAGATTACTTTTCAAGTTCCAAGAGGTATTGAACAGCCAAAATATGACGCTACCACACAGATTACCACAGGTGGTGCGAATTCAGGTCTTCACGTTGCCGGAGGTACGTTAGATTGGAAAACTCATATAATGCAGGGGTCTACGGCGGGGAAAATAAGGGCGTCTTTTTTAGAACAAACACAAGCTTCATCCACAACATATACTCCATTTAAAACCACTCAAAAAGGTAGTGTTATTGGTGGAATGATGGGAAATGCAGGTAGCTCAGATGTCACAACCGAAGGTGGCTGGGGTGGGGGTGAGAGAAAAGTTAGAAAATTAGATTTGTTCTGTAGTAAAGTTACAATACCAGAAAAAACATACAATGTAGGACTTTATCGAACATACGGAGCACCATATCCATATCCTCAAAGTGTTCAATTTGGGACTATGACTACTACATTTTATTGTGATGGTGCAATGGGTATCAAGAAATTCTTTGACCAATGGCAAAAATTGATCTGGAATGATATGACGGGAAATTTTAACTACTATGATGAATATGTTTCTGAGTTTGA